ACTATATCGCCATTTAACTTAGTATATTTATTCATTTTACCTTGTATTTACACACTTTATCATGCTCAATCTGTAGTTTAAGCATTTCGTAGTACCATTCCTCCTCTAGAATAGGGTTTAAATCGCTTTTAAAGGGGTATAGACGCTGAACTTTGAACTCTAGGCTATCCGTCTGTGGTATAGGTTTATAATACAGCAAAAAACAGGGTATATTTAAGCCTTTGGCTATGTATTCTACAACTGTTGTATATTTCTTATAGTTTTTGCCAGTATCATAGACAGTTTCAATAACTGCAAGTGGTTTCCAACAAGGTTTATTAATACAAATAGGAACTGAATCAATATCTATATAACCTATGTCAGAGCATTTATTCCTATGCCACTCTGAATAGAAATCACCAAACCCACCAACAAAATAGTTATACCTTGCCATTAATTTTTAACCTTGTAATAAAAACTATCGTCATCCGAAGTACTCCAAGAATCTGTTTCAACACTTGGATAATCCATATTAGTTTTATAATCTGGTATCTGATCTTTGACTGTAAAATTTGGTAGATTAAATAATATTTTATTGTTTGGCATAAGTGCATAATTACCTTGCCACTCATCTTCTTTATTTAATTCTAAAATGTGGTGGTGTTTATGCTCTTCACTTACTTCACTATAAGTTATGTTTAATAAATTCATATCAGGTTGACAGTAATCAATACTAAACATATAATTAGCTCTATGTAATTTATTATTACGATCAATAAACTTACATTGTGATGTGGCTAAAGCATTGTACTCAATAACATTAGCGTGATAAGATAAGCAATCCCAATACACAGTTTGTTTTAATTCTAAATCAACTACATCTTTTCTATTATATTGATCAGAAAAAAAAGCTGTAATAGGTAGCCTTGCATAGTTAGCACCATTTGGTAGCATGATATTAAACAATGGCGTTCTACCTTCTAATGTAGTTATACTATGGATAAGACATACCTCTTCTTCTCCAATATGTTTTTCTTTATTGTATAAATATTCCAATCTAACTTTGGCTTTCCATACAGGTATGTTGTGATTAAGAAATGACATTAGCTCTAAGTTTCATTAGTTCAATGTTAAGAACTTGTATCTCCTCGTTTAATCTATCTATTTCTTTTTTAAGAACTAAGATTTTTTCGTCATACATTTCTATGACATCTTCTACTTCCAATTGTTTATCTAACATATCAACTTTCCAATTTTTCTAATTTAACTATTACACCCTTTGGGATAACGACACAGTCGCCTACGTCTAGCTCATCTGTTGTTGGATCAATAGAATAAGTGGCAAAAGTTTTAATGAAGTTATCATTGTCTTCATAAAGATAACCTATCGTAGTGCATATTGCAGGTTTAAGATTTTTTAAATCCTCCTCAGTATTCCATGCGTTGTCGCAACTATTAATATCTTGCCAAACAACTATAACCTTTTCAAATTTTATACTTTGCATAATAAGCCTCATAAAAACTTGTAGGTTGAACACCTGTTTTTTTAGTAATCACATTCATAATTTTAGGATGAGGTATTCTCTCTGACTTTAAATACCTAATCACAGATACGATAGGATTCTTACCTGTTAATCCTATTAACTTTGCAAGATCTTTGTTGCTAAGTTTATGCTTTTCTTTGTACTCGTTGAGTGTCATTTAGTTTTCCTTCTGTTGCCAAAACAATCAAATGTTTTGTGATATTTTTTAAGTAGTTTTTTTATTTGTAGTTTAAGTTTCATTGTTATCCTTTCGTTGAGCAGTAATAACCATAAAAGTTATTAACAGTCAATCTTTATTTTGCATTGACTTAAATTAATAATATATGTATTGGTTATCTAAACAATGAAAGGTTTATATGGTTATTGATTTAACAAAGAATAATAGTATCTCGGCATTAAATAATTTTGATCCTGATATTTGCATTAAATATTATCAGGCACTTGGTCTTGATCACAGTTCGCCATCTCAAGATCAATTAACAACAAGTGATTGGATCGTTAGATATTGTTTTTTCACACAAGAACAGAGAAGAGCTTTACAGGGTTCTTACAGAATGAGTGCTGGCGTTTCTATTGGTAGAGCATCACAAAAATATATTTCTAAGTACATGTATGAAGCAGATAAAAAAATTCTAAATGAAAAAAAAGATTTAGATACGATCATCAAAGAAGAATTAACTGAGTATGATAAATATGTTGTAGCAGATGAAGAAGATAAAATTCAAAAAGAAGATACAAAAAATTATCTTGCAGACATGATTAAACTTACTTGTAAAGCACTGGCTGATTTGAAATTAGGAGATGAAGTTGCTAGTGAAAGATACTGCACTTATAAATTTAAAGAATTAGTTTTAGATAAGATTGGCAGAATAGATTACGAGCAAATGAGTGGAAATAAATTGGTTGAGTTAAAAACAAAACATAGATCAAAAAGAAAATCAGATACTAAACAAGGTTATTCTTGGATCAAAGGTTATCTACCTAAACAACCTGATATAAACCATGTTAAACAATGTGCTTTCTATTGGTATGCTACAAAAAAAACTCCACACTTACTTTATGTTAATCAAGATAGTTATAATATCTTTACTCCTGATACTTGTGAATTACTTACACCTGAGTACATGGAGTTTTTAGTGCAGCAAGATTTAATCACAGCTAAGATTAGACAGAACTTAGTTTATATTACCAAAGGAAATCCTTTTGATATGGCTAAGTTAGTTCCACCGCCAGATTTTTCTGGTTTCATGTGGAAGAACATAGCTGATGAACATGTTAGATTAGCTGCATCACTTTGGGATAAAGTATAATGGATATATATAATAATTTATTTAAACAACACGAAAAGATTAGACAACAATTTAGGCATGATAATATAATGCGTAAATTAAAACAAAGAGAGGATAGAGAATTTAGAAATATGTTTATTAAAACAGTTTTGGTTTTAGTTATATTTGTTTTGTTAGTTTATATTATTATAAAATGAAAATTATACTCACAATAATTCTTATGAATGGTTATAGTCATTCATACGAATATAAAGTAGATAATATTGATCCTCGTTTGTGTGATGCTTTGTTTAGTAAGCATACTTATGTACACACAAGTAGGTTCAGTACAGCAAGAAACAAGACAGGTATATACCACAAGTCTAAGGAAGTGTTTGCATATACTTGCAATTATAAAACAATATAGAGGAAACAATGAAAGAAAAAATAAAACAAGTAAATGAATTGGCTGCTAGTTATGGTAGCTATTTAAATCAGCATGGAAAAAAATGTATATCAGTATGGAGTCAGGTAAAAGCATTTAGAGAAGTCTTTGGTACTGAATATGGAATCAACACTATGATTGTAGAACACTCTGACAGATATGTCATAGTTAAATCTTTAATCATGGGTTATGATCCTGAAAGAATTATATCAACTGGTTTCAGTAAGCAGTACCGAGATAAACCAGGCTATCTTTCTTCTGCTGAAACATTTGCAATATCACGAGCTTTATCATTCATGGGTATTCTTCTTGAAGATATAACTTCAAAGGAAGAGTATGAGGATTTAGAGATCCCAGTACAACCTATAAATGGAAAGAGTATTGGACCAGAAAGTTCTGATACTAATACAATAAATGAACTGATGAAGAAGGTACATTATGCACCGCATACAGCAAAGCTAGACTTTCTGTGGCGTGCTAATAAAGATCTTCTTAATCAGATAAAAATAAAAGATCTCGCAACTTACAATTCTATTTTAAATAAATTTAATAGTAAGCGTGATGAGATCACAACTCAAAATGAGGTATAAATGAACGACCAACCAAAGAACAAGATATATTTAAATCTTGTTCCAAACGTAAATAAAAAAGCAGGCGATAACCAACCAGTTATGGTAGCACCTAACTCTCCAAAAGCTCCAGAAGGAAAGAATTGGAAGATGAATGTGAATATCAATAACGAATGGTACGACTACTGTGCGTTTGATGGAACAGACATAGAAGGTAATCCAACAGGTGGATACACTGTGATCTTAACTAAGAAAGAAGCACAAGCAACAGCAGGAGCAAATAAACAAGGAGGATTTAAAGCTGGTGGATTTCAAAAGAAACCATTTACAAGCAATAAGTCTTTCGGTAATAGACAATACTAATAGCTACGCAAGTAACTATTCATTCTACCCTTGGGGTTTTCATCGGCTGTTCTCAGCCACCCTTTCGTTGTCCCCGAGGGTAGAGTAAACAAATGAAAAGGATAAAAAAATATACATGATTAACAGAGAAGACTTTATTGACATTGAAGAAAAGATACAAAAGAAAATAATTAAAGATCGCCAAGAAGATTATGGTGATTATGAAGAGAACTTTGCATTACTTGCAGAACTATTCTCCATAGTATTATTTGATAAGATTAGATTGGCGTTAACACCTGAAGATGTTGGTCATTTAATGATGGCATTAAAACTATATAGATGCACTAAGAAATACAAAGCAGATAGCTATGATGATCTGGCTATCTATTGCAAGATGACTAAGAATCTAAGAAATAAAAACAGTATTGCCA